ACAAATCCCAAATACGACTTCTTCAAATACGGAGCAAAAACCCGTGCTAGTGTGACCTCTTTCAACAAGAGGAAAGACAAGTATTGGTTCGAGAAGACCTCTCGCAAGTACTCCGATGAAGAGGTCGTTGATTTTTTAGTATCTAATTTTTCTGCCGCTGACAACCCACAGAACCTATGGATTGGAGAAATTATCAATTCTGGCGAAAGAGTGTACGCCGAGTGGAGGAAAAGGAGACAGAGTTCGACTTACTTGTTCAAAGAACAAAGCAGCGAATTGTTCTCTCAGAACGAATTCAAGAATCTGTTCGACTGTTCCAAAGGACACCCAATTCTTCTGAAGGCATATCTAAGCGGCAGACTATCGCTAGAAAACTTCGTGATCTACAACAAAATCTTCCATTTTTCAGAAAACTTTGATAAGAAGTTAGATGACCCTGTGTGGGAAACCGTCAGTCTGAAATTGAAAAAATACAGTCCCTTCATAAATATTGACGTATTCAATTATAAAAAAATATTACGGAAACTGCTAGATGAGTGACTTTTTCGACTCCGAAATAATTCAGGAAGAATTAAAAGAAATCAACACCCTTCAAGAGAGAATCTATGGTTCTCTTTTTGGTTTTGGTACAATGTCCAAGGAAGATAAACTTGAACATATTGATATCCTGACAGACTTGTTGGAACGACAAAAAGTCATGTATACTAGGTTATCTCTTTCAGATGATCCCAAAGCGATCGAAATGAAAGAGAATCTCCGCAAGTCGGTAGCGATGATGGGTTTCCCACCTGAGACCGACTTGACAATGCTTTTTAATAGTATGAATGCAACTATCGAGGCACTCAGAAAACACGTTGACGCCTGATAGTTTTCTTGTTATACTATCCAAGCAAATCCAAAACATCCAACTCAATCCGAGGTAATCTAAATGTCTTTCGCAGACCTTAAAAAGCAATCCAAACTGGGCTCCCTGACTCAAAAACTGGTCAAGGAAGTCGAAAAGATGAACAACACAGGCGGTTCTTCTGATGAACGCCTTTGGAAACTGGAGTGTGATAAGAGCGGCAATGGTTATGCCGTTATCCGTTTCCTGCCTGCACCCGATGGTGAAGATCTCCCCTTCGTGAAACTGTACTCCCACGCCTTCCAAGGTCCTGGTGGTTGGTACATCGAGAACTCTTTGACCACTCTGGGACAGAAAGATCCTGTGTCTGAGTACAACTCTATGCTGTGGAACAACGGCACTGATGCAGGTAAAGATGCTGCTCGTAAGCAGAAGCGTAAACTGACTTACATCAGCAACATCTACGTTGTGAAAGATCCTGCTAATCCTCAGAATGAAGGTAAAGTGATGTTGTACAAGTACGGCAAGAAGATCTTTGACAAACTGACTGCTGCAATGCAACCTGAGTTTGAGGACGAGGAAGCAATCGATCCCTTCGACTTCTGGCAGGGTGCCAACTTCAAACTGAAAGCGAAGAACGTTGCAGGTTATCGTAACTATGATTCTTCTGAGTTTGCACGTCAAGATGCACTTCTGGAAGATGATGATGCTATGGAAGCAATCTGGAAGAAGCAGTCTTCTCTGTCTGAGTTCACTGCTGCTGACCAGTTCAAGGACTACGACGCACTGAAAAAGCGTCTGGACTATGTGCTGGGTAACAAAGGCACTCCTCGCTTCCAAGACGAAGAGTCTGTAATGGAAGAGCGTCAGTTTGAAGCAGAGCGTCGTGGTACTGCACCCGCAGTGACTTCTACTCCTGGTGAATACAGCACTGATGGTGGATTCAATGATCCTGACATCACTGTTTCTAACAGCAATGAAGACGACGATACTCTTGCATACTTCGCACGTCTTGCCCAAGAGTGAAACGATGGTCTTATGAGAGAGCGTGTTTAACGCTCCTCGTTGTTGCTACCTATTATAGTTTGTTGTTCAAGTGAAGTCTGATTATCATATCGACCGAATAAGCAAATCTGATGCCGCAGATCTTCTTCTGCGGTATCATTATTTGAAGGATATCTCCAAAGGATTCAAGTCGGGTTATAATTATGGTCTTTATGAGAATAATGACTTTTGTCCATTGAATATTGGTGGTGTTCAGGGAGTCTGCATCTTTACAGGTCTCCCTGTTCCCGAAATTGCAAAAGGTGCCTTCGGTTTAGAACGTCATGAACAAGAAGGGTTGTTTGAATTATCACGACTTTGCATTCGCCCTGACACTCAGCAAACAGAATATAATATTACTTCCTGGTTCGTTGCCAGGTGTATCAAAAGACTTCGAAAAGAAACCAAAGTTCGCGCAATCATTTCCTACGCTGATAGCGACTACCATAATGGCACAATTTATCGTGCTTGCAATTTTCGCTACTGTGGTCTATCAGACAGAAAGAAAGATTTCTACTTTGCAGACGGAACCAAACATTCCAGAGGAAGTATCAAAGGAGAAGAAGGTGAGTGGAGAGATCGAACACAAAAGCACAGATATGTGATGGTGTTCGATAAGAGTTTAGATCTCTTATGGTCCGATAAGTCTAGTGTTCTCAGTTCTGATTAACTTCTCGTTGATGAATTGAGAACTTTCACCATAGTTCATAATCTCTCTTATCTCTCTAATAAACTGTCCAACGTAATTGGACTTTAATAATTCAATTCTTCTCTTCTTCTCATTTTCTCTGGTCTCATATTCAAAGTTCGAAATGCCGATTACAGGGTTGATGTCACTATTGCCACTGTATTCGGTATCTTCGTATGCACCAATAGCAGTATAGTTTCCTTCATATGGTGCAGGAATAGTAAATTCCTTATTGACAATCTGACCAGCAGGAAGAACTAATCTACCTTTTGAATCATTAACTTTGAGTGTTTCGTAATGATGCACAGCATTTAGTTCTGTACCATACTTTCCTTCCGCATAACGATAGACATCACGGTTAGACAATGGCCATTCTGATTTGATGTTTGTGATACCAGAACTGAGCACAACAATCCAATCTAATTCAGGTGATCCATAAAGTCTATCTGCAATGGTATCAGGTCTCTCACCATCTCTAATAGTATACTTTTCATAGAGAGCAACTTGATCTTTGATCTCATCTCTAATCTTCACTCTTCGGAAAAGATTTTTAATTACAACATATTCTCTTGACGAAACCTTATGTAAAAGATTCGATTGATATGCAACGTTGGGTAATTCTCTAAAATAAGACATCAGTAACCTACTCCTAAACCTGCTGCTGGTGAACCATAATCTTCTGCGTAAATTGGGTTCATTTCGGTGAACTGTAATGTCATTCTCATATGAACTGGTGTTCCATCATCATAAGTTGCATATGTTCCAGATGCTGTGTAATCAACGTTCATTGATGTCAAGAATCCAGTTTTCATTTTGTTCAAGAATGGATGTTCTCTTCCTCTATGGCAATATGCAAATTTAAACAGTTTTGGAGATTGAATGAATAATCCAGGATATTCTCCTCTTCTTGGACTCATCGATGCTTTAATCGTTCTAATAATTTTTCTTACTGTTTCTGCTTCATCTGCATCTCTTGGAGCAAAATCAAAGATAAATGGGAATGATCTTAATTGAACACCACTGAAAAGCAGTTCAAGATTTGATTGAAGGATTAAACCTTGGGATCTAGAAATAAGAGATGATACAGAAACGTTTGCACCAAGTTGATTGATTGCTTTTCCAGATAAGGCAGTAGCAAGCAGATTTATATTTTGATCCGTCAGAATATTTTGTCCATCTTTACTAAGAATCTTTGTTACTTGATTCTTAATTGCCCCCAAATCTATTTTTCCATCTAGCATAAAGTCTTTGGTTGCATTTAAACCTGCTACTTGGAGGGGATTTATTGTATCGGAAGCATAATCTACGGCAACACTATCAGATACACTTTGAGGTATTGGTAGGATGATATATCTTGAATTTTTTTGAAGTTTTTTCGCTTTTTCTACATAACTTTCATTACTACTGTCTGAAAGAATTTTTTCTATCTCATCTGCCCTAGCTGTTAAGTTAATAGGATTTTTAGATGTTTCTTTACTCGTGTCTTTTGCATAATCAAAAATTGCTATTGAAAGGTAGTCTGTAGCAGACTCCATCATTCTTTCTGGATAAACCAATCGAAGTGGTTCTTCTGGTCCAGCATTACCAGCATCTTCTGGTGTTGTTGTACCAGCATTCTCTGCTGCTAATTCCGCAGCATCATCCGAAGTAGATGTACTAGATCTCCTTGCCCTTGCTCTCGCTCTATTAGCTTCAATTAGTTCTTGTCTTCTCATTGAAGATTATTTTTTAGTTATTTAGCTACTCATCGCAAAATCTGCCAGAGGTAGCATAAGAACATCTCTCAACTCTGATGGATAGATCTCGTAGATTCCTTCTGACATAACTTCATTGGCAAGATATCTTCTTACCGATTGACCTTTGCCTAACCAATGATAGTTCTCTGCAATCCAACCATCTTCTAATGGTGTACGCATTTGAACCACAGGATTTCTATCAAATCTTATACCAGGTGTGATAGCACGATAACGATAGACATATAACTTTCCAGGTATTGGTGCATCTGCCTTATCCAATACTTTTATAAGTTCTCCCATTACAATAGAAGGATCTCTGACGCCAGTTACATTATTTGTTACGACACGAATTCTATTTCTATTTGCGTCGGTATCAGTTGGTCTATTGCTTTTGGGTCTTGGATCTTTACGTATCCCATCATCATATACATTAGAACCAACTTTAATGTTGGGATCACTACTGGAAGTTACCTCACCAGTTTCGTAAACATAAAAATATTTGTTTCCAATTTTACCACCAGACTTAATGGTTCGTGCCATTATTTGATACCTAATTCTTTTTCAGTCAATACTTTAAATTCCCACATACGATCAGCACAGAACTCTCTTGCTGCTTTCCACTTTGCCTGATTCTTGGCATATTCGTATGCTTCGTTCAGATACTTCTTTGTTTGACGTTGTGGTTTCTTTGGTGGACTGCACTGACTCATTGGTTTGACTTCAATCAGTGAACGTTTGATTCTACCACTCACATCTTTATACTTGATGTAGAAGTCTGGAAAGTATCTATGAATCTTGTTATCAATTGGTGAGCGATATGGGAGAACAATCTCTTCACTACCCCATTCCAATACATTTTCATTGTTATCACAGTAGACCATAAACTTTCGTTCCCATAAGGAACGATAAACAATATTGGTTGGATCACCCTTATATTTCTTGGGATGTGACGGTGAATATTTTCCCTTGTATGACATCTAAATAACTAATAATCTCATATAAGATATTTAGAGTGCCTAGACCGTTTCCTAAAAGAATATCAGACATAAAACCTTTGATATCACAAGTAGCACTTACATCACATTATCTGGTAGAGTTTGGTGGACTCCCAGCATTCTTGAAAAAGTATTTGATGCAGAGGGGAATGGATTCTAGATTCCTTGGAGAAAGTATTGGTCTCTTAGCGTGTAGAGCAAATCTCCCAGGAAGTAGTTTTGCAACTGCGGATATCAATGGCAACTATATGGGTGTAAATGAAAAGTTTGCACATACTAGACAGTTCATTCAAATGGATATGGACTTCTATGTTGATACTGACTATCGTTCATTGAAGTTCATCGAACACTGGATGGAGTGGATTGCTAGTGGAAGCACTACTGGTCCTGAGGGTTCAAGTCCAGCAGAAAGAGGATATTATTTTAGAATGAGATATCCTAATGAATATAAGTGTGATTATACAAAAATTACAAAGTTTGATAAGGATTACAAAAAGTATATTGAATATAGATTTATTGGATTGTTCCCAATCTCATTGAATTCTACTTCAGTGTCGTATGAAGGTTCGCAGATCTTGAAAGCATCTTGTACGTTTAACTTTGAAAGATACATTGCAGGTGAATCATACTCTATCAACTATGCGAAAGGTGATGATGGCAACAAGGCACCAAACTCACTCCCCGAACTATTATCCAGAGGAGGAAGTAATGAATTCCAACCACGGACAAAATTAGATACTGGTATCATTCCACCAAACGATGAAACAATATCTAATTATTCTGAATTGCTTTCTAGTACAGATATAGGTGGTTTTAATGCAAATACGACTTTAAATTCTTCTGCCAACTTTGACAACGCTTTCCGTATCCTATAACCCATCTAAATAATTTTACTGAATTGTTTCGGATATTATGCCTTTACCAAAAATTGCAACACCAACCTATGAGTTGGTGATTCCTTCTACTAAGAAAAAAATTAAGTATAGACCTTTCTTAGTTAAGGAAGAGAAAGTTCTTATCATCGCGATGGAAAGTGAAGATACCACTCAAATTGCTAATGCAGTTAAAGATGTTATCAAAAATTGTATTATTACTCGTGGTGTGAAAGTAGAAGAACTTTCAACATTTGATATTGAATATTTGTTCCTCAACATTCGTGGTAAGTCTGTTGGTGAAGAAGTAGAAGTTCTAGTAACTTGTCCTGATGATGGTTCTACAAAAGTTCCTATGAACATTGTTCTTGATGACATTGGAATACAATATGATGATAATCATTCACCAGATATTAAACTTGATGATAGTTTGACGTTGAGAATGAAGTATCCATCAATGGATCAGTTTGTGAAAAATAACTTTGCTATTGATGATGTCAACGTTGATGAAACCTTTGACATTATTACTTCGTGTATCGAGCAAGTTTACAATGAAGAAGAATCTTGGTCTTCGACAGATTGTACCAAGAAAGAACTTCG